ACCAAGCATTGCAGCAGTTGCTGCTGAGGCTTTAAGCGGTGCGGAGGTTCCCGGCATGACTCGTTCCACGACATTGCCAACAGCATCGACAAGTCTTCCTGGAACACTGGCAACGGCTTGCACTGCACCTGCTCCCGTTTCCACGGCACCCAGTGCGGCTTGACCCAATCGGCCAGGAGCAGTGGATACGCCGGGAGTAGGAGCGGCAAACATAGTGCCACCACTTTCAATGGTCTGAACCGCACCAGCAGGAGGAGGAGTTACTGCATCAGCAACAGCGGCAGCGGTTTGTGCGCCAGTCCTAGCCGCACCCTTCTTGAACAAAGTCTTTGCACCTGCCTTGATCAGTGCAGAAGCACCACCAGCAAGCATGGTTGGATCAACATACTGGAACGCTCGGGCAACTTCTTCGATTGGCGCACCCTGAAGGGTAGCTTCCATTGCAAAGAGACGGTTGGCAGCGTCCTTGTCGCGTGCCTTTTCTTGCTCGATTAGAGCGGCATAATCAGCCTCAGTGGTGACTCGCTGCATCAAGTTGCTGCCTGGAGACGCAAGACCACCCATGCCCATAAAAGCGGCAGATTTTGAGTCAAGAGAACCAATGGGTTTGCCGATAAATTCCTCCTTGCTGGGAATCCGATCAGCCGGATTAAGAATTTTATCAGCAATATCAACCAGTCCGACGGTGCCAGCAACCATGCCTTCACCCATTGACTCAGCGGCTTGTCCAAACTCGCCAGCAAGAGCGGCTTCACCTGTTGCAGCTAGACCAGTTCCAACTTCGCCTAGGATCTTCCCAGCAGTATCGGCAGCAATGCCAAGAGCATCACCAAGGCTGGTCTTCTTCTCGGCTAGGTGTTGACGGTATAGAACATAATCGTCGTTCGACATGGCATCGAACGGGTTCACCAGATTCTGACCTTCCAGCGTCTGCTGTGTAGCCTGCTCAACTTCGAAAGCTACGTCTTGACCGGAACGAGGATATTCCTGTTCAATCGCTGCCTGAATCTCCTGCTCCGTCATGGAGTCGGGGAATTCAAGCTCGACGTTTCGTGACGGGAGAGAAACCGTGATTGGCATGGCGAAAATTATTGGAAACCTTTACCGGGAACAAAGACTCGACGCTTAACACCTTCAGGAGCGGGCTGACCAGTGCCAGTCTGACCGGCACCAGCTTCACCAGTCTGCTGCGGAGTCGTGAACAGTTGGCGAGGCTGGAAATACTCTTGCAGAGTCGGGTCAGCCTTCACAACTCGCTCCCGTTGGGCGTTATATTGCTCGGCAACACGGTCACGCAGCAACTTCATCTTGCTTGTAAACTGCGGTAGATTGGTGCCAAAGATGGTTTCGCTTGTGAAAACACCACGCGGATTGATGATGTTTTCGTTTAGCTCAGTGAGCAGCATTCGTGCTTCTTCCGCTCCAACGGCATCAGGACTACCAACCTGCAACGAGTTGATCAGTTTGCCCAGTGTTCTTGCACTGGAAAGCCTAGTGTTAGGATCAACATTCGGGTCTTCAATCTGAACAATGGCAGACTCAAGCTGCCCAAGCATCGGGTCAACGGTCGAAATGTAGTCAGCAGCCTTCTTGGTAATGGTGTTCATCGCCTCGGAAGGAGCTTCCTTCTTTGGTTCCGGTGGCGTTACTTCCGTCACCTGCTTGCCAAAGATACCACCACGGGCAAACTGTCGTCCACCGATGTCAAACTGTTGTAGCGGAATCTGCGGCTCAATGGATGGCGCAGGGCCATAAATCGACTCAACATCTTGCATGGCAGCTTGACGCACCTTGTCCATTCGACCAAAGCGCACAACAGCATCCATGCCGCCAACACGGTTGGCGATCTCATTCATGCGTTGCTCAACAAGTTTATTGTATTCCATGCGAGCCGGTGAAGGCTGGAGAACAAATGACTGTTCAGGAGGTGCTGCTGGTTGGCTATAAGCCTCAATATTTGGAGGCTGAGGTTGTGCTGGCACCATTCCCATCTGAGAATAGTAAGCCAACTGCTCAGGTGTCAACGTCGGTGAACCGGGAGTAGCCATAAGCGTTAAGTCATTGAGCTTGCGGACGATATGGTGGGATGTTCGCGTTGCGACCATTGATCATATTGTCCATCCATTTTTGATACTGTTCCACGTTAGAGTTCTGAGCAGCACGGGCAGCAGCCTGCTGCTGCATCTGAAACAAGGCTTGCTGGCGTTGAATTCCAGCCATGTTCAAGGCATTCTGCTGCGCTCCAGCGATGTCCTTGTTCAACTGCATCAGACCAGCACCGGAGAGGTCATTACGATTGGAAAAGCGTTCGATGATGGTCGGATCTACTGGCTGTCCAGTAGCCTGTGCAACCTGCTCATATTGCGACATATTGGTCGGCAGAGACTGCTGGTTTTGCGACTGCGAGGCATTTGCATCCATTAATTTATTAACACCTCCAACAATACCTCCAGCCAAGCCTTGAATGCCTTGAGCGTAGTTTTTACCAACTTGAGTAGCGGCATCCATCCAGCCCTGCGGCATGACGTTGTAACCTCCACGGTATCCTCCAAAAAGCATTGAGTCAGGCATAAGTCAGTCCTTCATGTATGAGATTTTGTCTTGCGGTGCCCAAGGAACCAGGGCAGAGATATTTTCAATGGTCATGCCCAGTTTGGGACATTGAACGAATTTAGCAGCAGTTTCTCGCCTATCAAGGCACCGAGTGCAGGCATGAACGTAATCTACATTGTGCCGCTTGTTCTCCTTCTCGCGCCATTTGCCATGCCACTTCTCGTAGCGATCAAAGTCAATCGGCACCTGATTAGCTTCGATGTAGTCCCAAACGTCATCATGCGTCCAGTCACGAAGCGGGAAGAACATTGTCGTCCCGTCTGGCATTGCTCTAGCCTCGATGCGGGTTCCTGCATCACCTCCCAGAATTGGGTCGGAATCGCATCCCTTGTGACCAATCCAAAGGGCTTTGAATGGTGCCGTCTCTAGCATGGTCTGCTTCGGACGGTGCAGGATGTCCAAAGCACAAGTCCAAGGTTGCGTTGAGATAGGCTCGACGATACCAGTCGGGCAGGTTAGTCGAGTCGTGTTGATCTGGTAGAGGTTCTGCACCTCAAACTCGTCATCGGTCTGCTGAAATGCCGATTCCTGCGGATGCCAGGTGTAAACCAGCAGGTTCCAGCGACGGATGAGGTCGTCATGGAACTCGTATTTGGACGGTTGCCAAGGTTCGCGGAAGAAGATGACCGGGAGATTGTAGCCCATCTGCCGCATGATATGCAGCAGTGCCATGCTGTCTTTGCCGCCAGACCAGCAGATTAGGCTCGCTGGCATCTTAGCCATGCCGTCAGCAATGATCTGCCTTGTGCGTTCTAGTTTGGTCATTAGATGAGAGGAATAGCCGCTGCCGCCATCATTCCACCAGCACCCATCCCAGCACCGATCATGGCAGAACGGTTGGCAGCACCTGCTGCACTGGCAGCGGCTTGCATTTGACTACGCTGTGCAGAAATATCCATAGCCATTTGCGACTCAGGGTTGAATACACGACCAGAAGTGAGTCCTTGAGCCTGTCCAGCAAGGCCAGACAAGGTGCCGAGACTACTCTGTCCCTGCATATTGGCGTAGTATTGAGGTAGACCAGACGCTTCCAACGCACCAGCAATGCCAGTAGCTGCGGCCTGACGTTCACGCAGACGCTGTTGGCCAAGCCCGTATTGGCTCAGGATCTCAGAACCGATTGCACGGTTGCTCAGACCCATTCCTCGGGAAGCATAGGCACCTCTTGCTGCCTGTTGAGCCTGACGTTGTTCTTCGGGAGTCAGGGAAGTTCCAGCCGCAAGTTCCTGCTGTGCCTGCTGCTGAAGACCGGAAAGCAGGGCTTCAGTTCCTGCCGCTTGTCGATAAGCCTGAACATACTGAGGAGCAAACTGCTGGAATTGGCCAAGCTCCGTTTGACGTTGGGCAGCAATGTCACCCGCTTCAAATTGCCGAAGCTGTGGCGCAATGTTTTGCAGCATCTGGAAATAACCAGGCTGGCCTTCGGTGCCTCCAAGAGCGGTGCCAAGGGTCTGGAGGTTCAGGGCAGTGAACTGCGGTTGATACTGTTGCTCAAGGGCAAGTTGTCGAGGAGCAATACGCTCCTGCGCTCTCAGGGCAGAAGTCATTTGCGCTCCGTAACTCGGAACTTTCGGTGCATCAGGTGTGGACGATCCCATGGAATTTAGAGGCTAGGGTTTGATATTCGTAAGCGTGAATCTTGTTCTTACCATGCCGCTGAAACAGCACATAATCAAGACGGAATGGAAGACGTTTCTCAAAGTCTGTAATGTCACCAGCAGCAAGGTGAATGAACCATGCATTCCACTTGTCGGTCTGAGTGAAGTATTCCTTGCCGTCCCAGAAGACCGGCTTGAACAGCATGAATGACAGCGGTGATGACCAGACGAAACCGTTCTGCAAAAAGTGCGCCAGCAGACCTTCAAAGCTATCCTTGGGGAAGTGCTTTGCCAGCCAGTATTGCGCTTTCTGCCATGGTTGCATTAGGCCAAGTCTCCGAAGACGGTGAACATGATCGAGCCTTCGTTGACCGCAGTGGTGGTGTAACGAGTGCTGATGCTGAAGCTACGGGTGGTTTTATCAAAACCTGTTGCTCCAATGTAGTTGAAGGAGGTCGTGCCGTATTCTGGAGACACGTCACGGCTAAAGGTGGCGACGATAGCATAGTTGGTGTTCGCCATTGTGCTGATCAGATTGATCTGCGCCACATTGCTTGAAACGCTACTCTTAAAAGCAGACGAAACGCCACCACCATTGACGGTGAGCTTATACCACGACACACCCTTTGCGTCAATCGCAGTCGTTGCGGCAGTCTGCACGGTGAAGGTGCTGCTGGTCGGGGTAGTCTTTACGTCATACCAACCATCGACGATGCTGCCAGTATCTCCGTTGAGATAAATGACATCTCCAACAGAAAGACCGTGATCTGTCTTCGTGACCGTAGCAACATTGCTGAGAGCAGTGCGTGAAACAACAGCAGTGACAGTGGTGACATCAGCATCACGAATGGAGATGCAAGCCCAGGCTTTAGGCAAGCAACCAAGAACCATCTTCAAGCGTCCAGAGTTGGAGACATCAGAAATCAAGATGCTGTCTCCATAACTGTCCGATGTAGCAGCAAGATTGACGATGGGTTCACCTTGCAGTGTGCCAGCCAGTGTTCCGTTCAGCGTGATGCTATCGCCAGAAGCATTGCCAAGCGTTGTATTCCCGTTGACAACAACGTTGCCGGAAGCAGTCAGGGTGCCGCCGATGGTTGCAGTGCTGGAGGTCGTCAACGTGCTGGTCGTCATGCCAGCAGTGTTGGTGAGCGTTCCGGTGACAGTCGCGTTGCCGTTTACGGTAAGCGAGGAAGCTGTGGTTGCAGGCAGAGCAGCAGCAATGTTGGCAAGCGTGATCTTCTTGACCTGCGGGACGCTAACATCATTCACAAGGAATGTGTCATCATTCTCAATCGCGGTCAATGGATCTTGCCCAGCGATAAAGTCAGGAAGCGGACTCGCTCCCGTGACATGACTATTGAGAGCATCAGCAGTCAGCGTTTGCCCAGTAGCGAAGTTTCCAAATCCAGAGGTCAGTTTAGGCATAATTATTGCGAGGAAGTCAGGTTTCTACCGGAAACTGTAGCGTCTGCCGCCATGCTTCTCAAGATAGGTCTTCCGGCAAGAGACTCCATCTTAATTTCAAGAGCATAACCTCTGCGACCAATACGGGTGCGGATCGTCTTATCCTCATCCGTTGCAGAAGTGAAGTCGATGAGTTCGGCATCCTGGTCAGGGTTGGTCACAATAGCGGTGAGACGCACTCGATCACCAGCAGTCAGGTCAAAGTCAGTCTGAAGACCGGAGAACCGCTTTTCATCGAAGGTCTTGAACGCCATTCGTCGGCTTGTCATCTGACCGTCAATAGCGATCTCATCGGCACCAAGAGCGAACACGGCAGAGTCATCGCCAGCGTTGTCTCCCAGTTTGGCAAGACCCAAGACAGGCGTTCCGGTGCCATCGTTGACTCGATCCAGATCACCGGACTCCATTAGGAAGTAGTGCCGGGAAGTAATAGCGTGCAGTCGCTTCGTTTCACCGTTCAAAGCCTGAACCAGGTTCTTTGGACGAACGGCAACTGGATAGGTGTCGATGCTCTCCCAAGCCTGATTCAGTAGAGAGTAGACCAGAATGGCATTGTTGCTGTTGGCAGTGTCCAACGGCACAGCAAGATAATACCTGTTGTTGTAGAACACTCCACAAGATCCCGAAGCGTAGTTTGCATTGATGCGGTTGATGATGTTGGCAATAGGCTCAGACAGAGGACGCTGATCACCGATCAGGCGAAGGTCGAGCGTATGAGAAAGCTGATAGATGCCGCGATCTGACAGGAAGAAGACCTGTTGACCTGCCACCTGAATGCTGCGTCGAGCAGAGCATCCAAACTGGTTCGTCAACGTCTGGATGAAGGCATCAGTCGGAATGCCTCGGTCAATGGTCGTTGAGATGGCAGGAGGAGGCAAGTAAGCATAGTAAATGCTGTTGCGTTGGAAGATCAGAAACTTGTCCTCTTGGAACGGTGTGAAGCCTGTGATGTAGTCGTTCGCACCAAGGTTGATCTTGAACTGGTCAAGCGTCAGGTCGAAGACGTTCGGCTCGTAGTAGTTCGACGCTGCGATCTCGTCCCGGCCAACGCAAAGGACGATTCGACCCTGGAAATACAGTCCAAAGTCGGCAGGAGGCATACAAACGTCATCGCTGTTCTCAAGGTAAGGATACTGCGTTGCTGTAGCTTGAGGGACTAGGCTTGCAGTAGTCCCATCCCAAACAAGCGGTGCTTTTGCCTTGATAGCGGTGAACAGGTTATGCTGCACCGAGCCACTGGTTGTTGTCGTATAAGTCAACGTGTTTGCACCTGTGACGGTCACTATATACGAACCGCTCAAATTAGGATGAGCCGGGACATAGATGATCATCTCGTCGCCGGTGCTGTATCCGTGAGCGGCAGCAAAGGTTGCAGTGACAAGGTTGCCAGTGCGGTCAACAGCATGAGGACTGCTACTGCTAACACTAACAGCAGTGCTGCGGCTGTATCCTCGCAGGATGTAAACCTTGTTCTCAGCCTGGAAGCAGTCAACTGGGTCAGTGGCATCAATGTCACGGTAGTAAGTCGTGCTACTGATGGTCGTAGATGGAAAGTTGTATTTGCTCGACAGGTTGCCTGTGCTGGTGTTGTAGGAATACAAGCCAGTGGAGCAAACGAGAATGATATATTCAACGCCACTGGTGTCGAGGAACGTGCATGAGGTCAGGATCGTCTCATTCGCGTTCAGGAGCGAAGCTGTAGTAAGGTCAAAAGCACCTTCTCGGACGGCAGCATTACCTCGATCCATTCGCAGGTTCTGAGCATACTGGACGACACCAGCAGGCAGGTTCAGCGGGTTGTCCCTGCTGTTCATGCCGATGAAGCCGGAATCACCGTCCGTCTGATATGGAACCGTTGCTGCCATGATAGCAAGATACGCTAGGATTAGACAGCAGCAAGGATGTTCGCCAGTTCCTGACAGGCAAGCGAACGTAGGTCAGGATCGGTCATCTTCTTGAAGTCATCAGGATTGTCGATGAACCCGATCTCCAGCAGGATACATGGCTGGAAACTCATCACAGCAAGCCGGGAATGCTGAGACGAACCCTCGGTCTTGATGCCTCGATCCTTGGTGCCAAGGGCTTTAACCACGGCATCGTTAATGGATTTCGCCAATGCCTTGTTGCTTTCACCTCGGTAGAAGGACTCTGTGCCGCTTGCAGAGCCATTGAAGGCGTTGCAGTGTAGGGAGAGCATCACCTTGCCTTTGTAGTCCCTGGCGATGTCAGCACGCTCAGAAACGTGAGCAGGATCGGAAGCGTTTGCTCTGGTGCGGATCACCTTGTGACCCAAGCATTGCAGGAAAGCACGGATCTCGTTTGCCCAGTCCATGACGATTTCCGCCTCTGTGACCTTGTTGATGCCAACGGCACCGGGGTCATAGACATCAGCACGGCGGTTTCCCATGCCGTGACCGGGATCGATGATGATCGTCATTTCTTCGGAGTAATGACGACAAGGGCAAGACCGGCAGCGGCCTGAATAAGCTCACCAGCGACATTGGTGACTTCCGGTGGAAGTGGAACACCGAAGGCGGTCAGCAGGGTAACAAGGCCAAGCCAGGTGCTTTTCTCGCGGAGTTTGGAGAGGATGGTTTTCATAGGTTTTGAGGGTCTGAACAAAGGGTTGTAGTTGGGTGACTTCATCAGTGTGAGATGTTTCGCACTTCCGAAAGCAGTCGATGCAGGTTCAAGCGATCCTTTTCACAGTCATCGGACTTCTTCTCCAGTTTCTCGACCTGCTTAGTTAGTCCGTCAAGGCGTTCCTTGCGTTCACTATTCAAGGCAGTGACCAGTTTCTCGTTGCCTCTAGTTAGCCACCAGACAGCAAGAAGCAGCAAAGCGGCGACCGGGCCTGCTCCAAGGACAGGCTGAATGATAGAAATAAACTCAGGTGGCATACTGAATTGTAGATCACGAGTTGATAAAAGCAAGACTAGTGTGGAACGCCGGAATCTCCGACAATGCTTCAAGGTGTTCGCTCGTCATCTGCTCTTTCCAGCCGGGATTGGCTGATGTATTGAGCTTCGGCCCGGCTAGGTGAGGACTTCCGGTCATCTCGATCATTACCTTGTCGAGGTTTTCGAGGCTGAACGGCAGGCAGTAGTCCAGCAGGTTATGCCAGTCAGGAAGCGACCAGAGTTGAGGATACTTGATGACCCTGGTGAAGAACTGGTCGAAGGTGCCAAGATCGGTGTCTGGTTCGTCGAAAAAATGCACCTCACCGCTTTCGGCGATCCTGCGCTTGCCGAAGTGATACAGCGAGCAAATCAATTCTCGCGGATCACGGTAAAACATGACCGTCTTCCAGCCGTTCTTACGTGCCAGGATAACCTGCTCGGCAGTCGTTGAGACGTGGTGCTGGTGCAGGAAGGTGAACGGCTCACTGCTGGTTAGATGGTGCTCCAGTTCCTCGGCAGTCCAGTCACGGTGGAGCTTGAACGGTTCTCTCCAGCTGTCCTTCTTCGTGTAGCCGGTCAAGATGCGGTTGAATGCCGTCGAGGTGTAGACTCCCGCTGCCTTTCCGTAGTGGATGAACCATACCTTCTCGGGATGCCCAAGTTGCTTGTGAGCATAGGCAGCAACATCATCAGGTAGGTGACTCCAGACCTCGGGACGCAGAGCAAGCGTTCCTTGTCGAATGTAGTCCGTCATGTAGAGGTTGTCACCCAGATGCAGGTGGTAGCTCGCAACGCCTCGGGCTGGCTTACCTCTCCAGAATCCCCAGTTGTGCTGAAGCGGAAAGTAGTCTGTCTGCCACTTGTGCGGAACCATTCCCAAGCATCCCTGCTCGTAGAAGGCATCTCGCATCGTCGGGTTGAGATATTCCTGTCTCCACCAACGGACGAACTCCAGTGACCTCGACCAGATAAGTCCAGCGTTGAACAAGCCAAACTTGGCAACATTGTCCTGCATGTTCGGAGTGACGCTAAGATTCAGCGACAGCATCACCTCTCCGACGTTTGGAGGAAGCTGGATC